GTCAAACTTGGCGACCTCGTCTTCGGTCAATGCTTCAAAATCCCAGTCCTCTTTGAGGTCACGGATTTTTACGGGGCGGATCTGAGTGCGCTTGGAGTTCTTCGGTCCCTTCATGGCTACGGCGAAGTACCGGCCACTCAGGGATTCATCCTCAGAATACTCTTCCAGCATCTCGGTCACCGAGACACCACACTCAAACGTCACCAGGATGGGCGTGTCACCACCGCAGTCCAGGATGTTGAACCGGATGCGGGCCGCAGGCTTGGGATCGACACCGTCGAGCGGGCAATCCTCCTGGAGGCACACATAGCTGAGCCGGCTGCCTCTGGGCATCCACTCGCACCAATGCATCAAAAATGACGCATATGGGCCGTCCTCCAGGAACATGATCAGGCCCTCTTCGTCGGGCACCTTGTACAGCTTCGTCCACTGGGAGGGGGCGTTGGCCTTGGTGCGCTTGTAGCCACCCCAACCCTTGGCGACGGCCAGACCGCGGTCGTCATCGGCTTCGTCACGGGTAGGCCGGCGCTCGGAGGGATGGGGGCGGTTGGATCGGAGGGTGGAGGGCGGCTCCTCACGCCGCAGACGGCGGCGTCCTTCCTCCGGAGGGGCTTCGTCGTACTCTTCTGCTGGTCGCGGTCGAACCAGCCTTCTTGGCTGTGCCATGTTGGCTCCTTGCATGTGGTGGTACAGGGGACAGGGGTGCAGAGGACAGGAAGTCTTCGGCAATGTTGGGTGAGATCTCGCTCCATCGAGCGATCTGGGACAGTTCTTCTCGGGCTAGCCTCTCCACTTCGGTGATGACCAGTAGCTCTAGCTGGTCGATCCAGGAGGCCCTGGTCTCGCCCAGTGCGGCCCAGTCCTCATCGCTCCAGCCCATGTCGTGGTGGTCTGCCTCTGCTCCCACCTCGACGTGGACGGTCTCGTAATCGCGGACCCTCACGAGGTAGCGGATGTTCTTGGAGAGCTTCATAGCCACGACCTCCAGGCCGCTACCACCCGCCTGGTGAAGGCGGTCTCCACCAGGCGCGGTGGCTTGGGATCCAGGAGGCCCTCCTCCTTCGCTATCCGGACGATCCCTTCGATCTGCCGCCGAGTCCAGAGGCGACGACCGGCGTCACCCCTGGACCCAACGACCGGGGCGGTCTGATAGGTGTTGCGTGGTAGCCAGCCCTTCCGTATCCAGGCGCGGAGGGTGTTGCTGTCGCGGCCCAGGGCCTTCGCCAGGGCACCGATGGGGAACATCTCATACTCGACGCCCTTGACCCACTTCTTCAGGGGGTGGGCGTCCCAGGACTCTTCCTCCCTGGCCTGGGCCTTCTCGGCCTTGACCCGCTCCTGGCGCATCTCCAGGGACTCCCGGCGCTTGCGCTTGGAGCCGGGGTAGTACTCATCCTGGAGGGTGCCGAAGGCAGCCATGAGTTCGTGCTCGTAGTCGGGCCGGCAGAGGGCGCTCCCGGTCATGCCCGAACTGGCTTCCGATCTTCGTCCAACAGGAAGAAGCGATATGAAGTGACTGCTGGGAACATGCGGGCGAACTCGTCATCGTTGAGGCGGTTGTCGTAATAGGCAGCGGCGATCCGGCTCTCATCGGGGACGCGGATCTCTTCCGACATCTCCTCCCAGATGCCCTTTGACTCCAGGATTTCCTGGGCCACCTCCACGTCGATGTTCTTGGACACCACGCACAGGTTCTTCAAGAACTGGATGCGCTGGTCCCCCATCGGCTCTTCCAGATCCAGATAAATAGAGCCGTCTGAGGGATCCTTCTCTCCATATATTCCCAGGAGTTCCTTGAACCGGTCGGTGCCTCTCTTCAGCTTGGGTGCCAGCAGGGCATCCTGACGCTTGAGGGCGTACCACTCGCGCACCTCCTGGCGCAGGCCCTTGAGATCCAGCTTCGGCTTGGTCTTGGTCTTGGTTGCCATGCTGCTAAGGGTACAGAGGGGGTGTGACCGTTAACCCTCCACCGGGGATTGCCTCCGGTCGCTGGCGTTGCCAATCACGAACCAGGGGCGCTTCTCTGTCTCAGCACGTTGCAGGAGACGCTCAGTACCGCGGTTCATGGACATCCGGTCCATGAAGCACAGTACGACGTTGGGATCAGACCACTCCCCTACTTCCTGGTGCTTCAGGTGGCGGAACATGCTCACCTCGTGTTCTAACCCCTCCAGGGTGCCATTGTCCTGGATGGTGATGACCTCGCTCCATTCACGGGCCTGGGAGTTCAGGCCCGTGAGAAGGAGTCGGAGGATCAGGGTGTCTGAGGTAAGGCGGCTGCCGCAGAAAAGGTACTGAGGGCCGCGAAAGGTCATGGTTAGTCAGCTAGGCGAGGCAAGGGCAGGGCATGACACGGCGAGGCGAGTCGGCGGGGCACGGGTTGACTGGGCAGGAGATTGGTGGGTCGGTTTGGCGGGGCGAGGCGAGGCGCGGCACGGGCCGGCGCGGCGTGGCGAGTCGGCATGACTCGGCGGGATAAGACTCGGCGGGGCGTGGCGCGGGACGGCAAGTCGGGATGAGATGGGTGGACAGGGATGGGCGAGTCGGCTTGGCGAGGTCTGGCCTGGGTCGGCGTGATGCGGCAAGGGCAGTCGGCTGGGGTGGTTCGGGGCAAGGGGGGCAGGGACTGGAGTGTCGGCATGGCAAGGTCTGGCGAGGGCGCGGCTGGGTCGGAGCAGGCTTGGCGGGTCGGTCAGGGTGGGGTAGGCCGGGAAGGGGGGGACGAGGCGTGGCGAGTCGGCTGGGCCTGAGAGAGAAAAGAACGGGGATGGCGGGTCGGATTGGCTTGAGGGGGTCGGGCCGGAGATGTCGGAGCGGCTTGGCACGGGAAGGCGGGGATAGTCGGCTAGGCGAGGCCCGTAACGGCGAGGGATGGCTGGGGCAGGCGTGTCGGCACGGCAAGGGTTGGCAGGACGGGGCCGGGACGGGTGAGGCTAGTCGGCAGGGCCTGAGCGGGCACGGCCAGGGTCGGGTAGTCAGGGTTGTCGGAGCGAGTCGGCTGGGGGAGACATGGGTTGGCGAGTCAGCTAGGCGTGATCGGGTCAGGCACGGCAAGGAAAACGGCAAGTCGGTTTGGTTTGGTGTGAGGGGCGGTCTAAGCCGCCCCTCCCTGCTATGACGCGGTGGTGGCAAGCCGGCGCTTGCCGTTGGAGCGGGTGACGCTCCTGGAGTCGGTCGATTTTTCCCAGGAGGTTAGCTCGCAACGCCCGTCACCGCGGGCGCGGTCAGCCCATACGCCACCCAACTCGACGTACTCAAAAAGCTCCTGCCACAACTCCTGTGGCACCCAGTCGTTCAGCACCTTGATGGTGAAGGTGATGTCCAGGTCAGTGCATACGTCCACGAGGTTGATGGCGCTGCGCTTGCCTTGGGGGCCGCTGATGTGCTTGATGCGCTCCTCGCCCTTGATGTCAGGCTCGGTGCGGCCCAGGGGGATGTAGTAGTCAACGACTTCCACCCGCTCTATGAAGTAGCTCTTGAGGCCCTTCTTGGTTTTGTCGGGCTTGCCGGGGAAGGATTCCACGCCTGGGTAGAGGGCATTGCACGCCTCGTTCAGGGCAGCCTTGAGACAGCGACCCTCCCAGACCAGTTCACCGTTGATCTGCTTGAAGCCGTTGCCGGCCACGGCCTTCTTGGACACCTTGTCCACGATCTCATCGACCTGGGCGGCGCTCAGTTCATCCTTGTCGAGAACAGGGTCAAGACCCATTTCGACCATGGTCTCTTCGGCAATGCGGCTCATCTCGGAGGCGTTGTCGGTGATGCGGGCCTTGACGAAGGCGTGGATGGTGGCCCCGTCCTTGGGGATGCCACCGACCAGGGTGTTGATGTGGAGGGATCCGGTGTAGGTCGTCCACCGGGACTGGAACTTGAAAATATCGGATGCGGACATGGTGATTCCTTTCTATTGGGCTTCTTCTTCTTCGGCCCCATAGTTGGACAGCCACTCTTCGATGGCGGCTGCCAGGTCAGCCAACCTGTGAGCCAGGTTGGCCTCGTAGGGGATACTGTCGGCCTGGAGGTGCATCAGCAGCATGCGGGCGTGGTAGGCCGGTGACATGCCGTCGACACCGCCAGGTGTCTCGTTGATCGCTTCCACCTCTTCGCTTATGGGGCCGTTCTTCTGGGACAGGAGAGAAGACTTGAGGTGCGTCTTTTTGCCGCTCAGGGTCTGGGTGGCCCGCCTCTCGCTGAAGGACAGGAGCCGCTCAGAAGTCCAGCCCAGGGCCTTGGCGAGCCGCTCGATGGGCAGCTTGAGTTCCCGTGCTAGTTCGACACAATGAAGCTGATCCCATCGCGACAGGTCGTGACCCCTCCCGCTGTTGAGCATGCAGGCGTCGTAGAACATCTCGGCCTTGGTCCGGTAGTGACGCACGATGCAGGAGATGGTGGCGTCATCCCCGTAGACCTTCCGCTTGGCCCTGGCCCGGTGGACGCCGTCGACAATGACTTTGCCGCGGGTGACGATGATTGGGGGAGGTTCGTCCCCCTCGCCGGCATTGAAGGCTTCATATGCCTCCACCAGGGTGGAGATGTTAGTGGTGTCGATCCTGCGACGGGGATAGAGGGAAAGGTCTTCCTTGAGGCGGGCGACGGGGATTTCCTCGACGGGTTCTGCTGGTGTTCTCGGCATTATTTTCTCCTTTGGTTCGTCGGCATGGGACGGCTAGGCTTAGGCGGGGCTAGTCGGCTTGGATGGGTAGGGTGCAGCAGGGCGTGTCGGTCAGAATGGAGGTGGCTGGATCGAGAGTTGGCAAGTCGGGTGGGTCAAGCTTGATATCGGGTGCGGCATGGAACGTCGATCTGGCGCGGACTGATCTGGGATGAAACATGGCCTGGGCTGACGAGTCGGGATGGCTCGGCTCGGCATGGTCCGGTTAGGCATGTCGGTGTGAGCCGGAAGGACAAGGTCGGGTATGTCGGCTCGGAGGGATGGGATACGGCGTGACTTGGGAGGGTTTGTCGGCGTGGCTAGATCGGGCATGGTGCGGGTAGGCATGTCGGCTGGAGGCGGGTAGGGGCGGCCCGACGCGAGATGACCAGACGGGGCAGGGGTCGTCGGTATGGATCTGGACTGGACTGGCTTGTCGATTCGGATCCCTGCTCTAAGAGTAGAGCAGGTAGGAGCCAACTATATCTGACTGGTCCCCAAAAAATCGGTCAGGCTTCT